GTCGTGGTCACGTACTTGTCCGGGTTGATGCAGTACACCACGTCCCAGCCGTCTTCCAGCGCGTCGAACAGCAGCGAGATATCGGCCACCACTTCCGTGTCGGCGTCCAAATAGAGCACGTACTCCCACTCCTGCGGGGCCAGGTCATAGATGCGCGTCTTGACGCTGCGCCCGCCGATGTCGATGTCCTCGTGCTGAATGAACACGTCTTCCCCCGCCCCCAGCGGGGTATCGGACACCAGCGCCACGGGCAGGCCGGGCATATGCGCCTTGAGGCTGGCAATCGCCCGGACGGCGCACTCGCGCGCCGGGGGGCCGTAGGCCACGTAGTACACGCCCGCCTTGCCATGCCAGGGCTTGGCCGGCGGTTGGTAGGGCACGTTGTACAGGACGCGCTCGAAGGCATCCAGATGGCCCTCCAACCACGCCGTGTCATTGAAGCGCTCCGTCGCGCCACGCAGGCTGGCGGGGTTGTAGCCGTTGCCGGCCAGCGCCTCCAGCGCCTCGCTCAGCGCGCGGTCGAGGTCGTCCAGGTCCCCGGCCCGGTAGCGGTGTAGGTTCTCCAGCGCCGGCAGCTCGTCGAACACGCCCACGCCGCGCGGGATGACGACCGGCACACCGCAGGCCATCGCCTCCAGCGGCCCGTAGCCCACGCCCTCAATCGTGCTGGTGCAGACGTACACATCCAGCGAGCGGTAGAAGGCGGGCACGTCCTCCCAGGTCACGTGCTGCGTCGGGACTGGCCAGCCCTCGCCGATGGCGGTGAATTCCAGGTCGCGGCGGCGCGTGGCCAGCGCGCCCAGCAGCGCCTCACCTTTGCGCCCCGCCGGGTAGACGAAGCCGCTCGTGCCGACGCGCGGGCGCTCGTGGCGGCCTCGCGGGCCGGGCACGAAGTGCAGCCGGTCGAGCGGGACGTTCAGGCGCGCCGTCGGGCCGTGCGCCTTGAGCGGCTCCTCATAGAGCTTGCAGCCTGTCAGGCGCAGGTCCACCCGCGCCGCGCAGGCGTCCCACATTTCGAGCTTGCCGTCGCGCCCCTCGTCGCGATGCGAGAACCAGGCCGCCAGCGGTGTGGCGTCGAACGACCGAAAGCGGTCCCATTCCAGGTAGGGCCAGAAGTAATTCAGGTCGGCGTGCGGGTCCGGCGCTGGTCCCCCGCTGAACGCAGGGTGGGCCGTCAGCACGCGGATTTTCCGCGCCAGAATGTGGTCCGTCTCGAAGTCCCGGCTCACGATGTGAATTCTCACCGTAACACTCCAAAATGGTGGGAGACCACTGGCCCCCCGTTAAAAGGCCGTCCTAACAGCCAGAGTTTGACGGGCACCCGCGCCAGCGCGCGCAGCAACGCGCCCTGGTCCTGGTCCCGGAACCGCGCCCATTCCGCGCGCCACGCCGCGAACAGCGCCCGCGTCCGGTCATTGCGCGCCACGAAGAACACTCCCGCCTGCAGCTGCAGCGGCTCGCGCGTCCCGACCGCCGCCAGCGTGGCCGCGCGGTCGGCCTCGCCCACGTGCCACAGCAGGTCCGCGCCCTGGTTGGCGCTCGGGCACAGCGCCAGGTCCCAGCCATCGCGCAGGACGGCGAACCCCGCCGCCAGGTTGCCGTGCACAGTCGTGTCGGCATCCAGGTAGACGGTCCGCGCGAACGGCGTCCAGTCGAGCAGCGCCGTCTTGAGCGCCCGCGCCCCGATGGCATCCGGCAGACCGTCCGGCGTTTCGGTCGCCACATGCACCGGCAGGCCCGGACAGGCCCGCACCAGCGCGTCCGTGGCGCGTCGTGCGGCGTCGCGTGCGCGCTCGCCCAGCGCAATCATCGCCACCCCCTCACCGGTGCCGTCCACGGTTGGTCCAGACGGTGGGCAGGTCGCACACCAGCGGCTTGACGGCGTACAGCGCCCGCAGGAAGGCGAGCTTATCCTCGCCGCCGGGGACGCGCGCTCGCTCGGCATGCCACGTCTCCACCAGCTTTCGCGTGTCCGAGCAGCG